TGTTCGTAATCGTTATGCTCATCAGCATCTTCCGACCCGTCAATGCCTAGAAGTCCACAAAGTGCATATTTTCTAGCGTAGGAAGTCGCAATTCCAGATAATTGTGGATCGTCAAGCCCTGCTTTGTCGGCTGACTCCTTAACGCAAGAAGAGGCAGATATTGAGTGATGCCCACTGTTGAGATTGGCAGTTGATTTGATATATATTCCACTTAGAACAAAATTAATTTTTTCTTTTTTTTCTGTTTTTTCATATAAGAATGGTGGAAATGTAGACACAATCTCGTCAGTTAGGATAATACTTAAACCATCAAGGTATGGCTTAACAGCATTAAGGATATCCTCTGCTGATCTGTGCTTCCAGCCCTGGAAATGCTTTTTCGTTTTTGGTGCCTTTAGACTTTTTTGAATTTCAGCTAGTCGCATATATAAATATTCTTTACTGCTGATCTCTGGTTCTTCGTATTTATTATTTGTTTTTTTTTCTTCAGTCATTTTTTTCTCCTATTTTTTTAAATCCTATTTGTAATTTTTTTTATGCCATTACCTCCAAGATTTTTTTAGCCAATGCTATGGCATCGTGTTTCCTTATGACCGACGTGTACATGTACACATCCTCATTATCAATAATTCGTGCGATAAGCTCATCATGTGATGTTTTTATTTCTGATTCTTGCATTATAACTTACATGCGATATTCAGTATCTTTTGAAAGTTTGATATTTCCTCAATCCCTTTACACATACATGAAGCCTCTGCAGCGTTATACACTTTCTTTTCGGGGTAGAAAGTGCCCTCGTCATCTACGCAACCAATGGTATACTCCTCATCATCAACTGTACACACTATTCGATACCAATTATCATCTAGAAAATCTATATGCATCATTAGAACAACTCCTCAGCATCTTTATTGATGGAAGGCAAGGAATCAATAATGCAATCATCTAGCTTGTATGACTTGACCACTTGACCACCTGTTATTGGCCATCGAACACAAGTACCGTAACCATCGCAAAAATCCCAATCTTCATTGATTTGCCGATCTAGTTTTTTTAGTAATTGCTTGAACATCATACCTGACAACTCCATACAGCATCCCAATCGCAACCGTCTAGTTCTACCGGCTCACAATCTGCACCCTTACACACCTGGCACACTTCCTCATAATAATTTGGCATTTCAAATCTATCCATTTTTATTTACTCCTTTGTTTTTGTATATAATTATATTACAATGTCTTACATTGTATGTCAACAATTATTTTAATTTTTCTTTATTATTTTTCAGAAATTGTTTGACGGCCTGATTTATTAATCCCGATTTGTTGTATAGCGAATTGTTTTTACATATTTGATTTAGTTGATCTAACAATTCAGTCTCAATTCTAAATGATAATGGTTGTTTATTTGTTTTCATTTTTTAAAACTCCTTATCCGCACCAGCGTTTATTAACATTCTGACAATCACAGTGTCACCAAAACTACTAGCCCTATGAAGCGGAGTTTTTCCAAAGTAATCTCTTTCGTTAACATTTTTCATTTTTTTAAACTCCTTTTTTAAATTATGGCAATTACTTTGTTTATTTTATTGCTGTATTTTTGAGTGTCGATCATATAAACACTTAGGGGTTTTTGTTTAATGCCATGAGCGTTTCCGTTTTTTTCGGCGACAAACCTAATTAAGTGGGTGTAATGAGATAACTGCTTTTCTTTAAATTCCTTAACCGTTGCTACATGTGGCCGAACTAATTTTTCTATGGCAACATATATAAACTCATCATTTCCAGCTTCTTTTTTTAATTGGTTGAACTTTTCGATTAAAACAGCGTCTTTTTTGTCTTTATTTAGACCAAAATTAAATTCTACATAACCTAGATAGTGTTCACGCCTAATTTCAATAACAAACCTATTTAATAAATCTTTGTATTTTTTTGTATTTTCAATATTTTTTGTTTTCATTTTTTAAACTCCTTTTTTTTTGTTTAGTTACGCTAGATATCCGTGAGGATCAGCGAAATCTATATAATCTGGGTATCTATTGGTGAGTTCTTGGTGGCACTCATGCATTTTGGCTTGGTACCACCGCGCTGACATCATAAGGGCACGGGCTTCTGCCTCATCCTTATTTTTGGTTTTTGTATCGGGATAGTATTTTTTACCGTACCCGACAGCGTAACTACTATCTATTAATTTAATCGCTTTATATTTCATTTTTTAAACTCCTTTGTTTTTTTGTATATATAAATATTACATTGTATGACATATTAAGTCAACACTTTTTTAAATAAAATGTGAAATAAAAAATACAGTTTGTTTAATTCTTATGTGGTGTTGTATATTTGAAGTAATGAAGGATGTCTTAAAAGAACAGAGACTTATTAAAACAACAGATCTAAGAGCCAATAAAGGGCAATTAGTTGAGCGTGGTATCCCTACGAATCCAAGAAAGATTGTAAAAGAAAAGTATAACTTATTATTGCAATCATTGGATAAGAGCAATTTAACACAGATACGGCCTTTGGATGTAATAGAGCATATGGGCAAGTATATTGTATTGTCTGGTAATCAGAGACTCAGAGCACTCAAAGAATTAAAGATTAAAGAGGTTCCTTGTAATATATTGAGGGATGACCTAGAGCCAGAGACGTATAGACAGATTGTTTTACAGGCTAATACAAACTACGGTGAACATGATGACGATTTACTGGCCAATGAATGGGATGCGGTAGAGCTTCATGAGTGGGGTTATGATCTTCCAGATTGGGAAACTGAAAAGATTGAAGAGGAAACCCAAGGTGATGACGACGTACCAGAATCAGCCCCAGCAATTACGGCTAAAGGTGATTTGTATTTATTAGGTGAACATCGTTTGTTGTGTGGTGATTCAACTATGATTGATGATGTTGAGAAGTTAATGGATGGTGAAAAGGCTGATATGGTTTTTACTGATCCGCCTTATGGGGTTAATTACACATCAAGAGTAGATAAGAATAAAAGAAAGCCTTGGGGAGAAATCAAAAACGATAATTTAAAAAACGAAAGTTTATGGGATTTTTTAAATGAAAGTGTAGGGTATTTAACTTGCAATAGATATATCTGCTGTAACTGGCAGTCATATATTGATTTTGAGACTGCGCTGGGGAAGCCTAATGCATTAATTGTGTGGGATAAAGAAAGTATTGGGCTAGGAGCAGGACATCGCAATCAGCATGAATTTATATTGTTTTATGGCAAACTAGATCATAATTCTGAATCTAATGTTTGGAAATGCAAAAGAGAAAATACAGGGAGTTATAAGCATCCAACTCAAAAGCCTGTTGAAATTCCTGAAAGAGGGATTAGTAACCTAAGTGGAACAGTATGTTACGATGCTTTTTTAGGCTCAGGCTCAACACTGATAGCCTGTGAAAAAACAAACCGTAAATGCTATGGCATGGAATTAGATCAAAAGTATTGTGACGTTATTGTAAAACGTTACATTGAATTTTGTGTAAAGAATAATAAAGAGGCTAAAGTATATCGTAATGGGGAATTAATTAGTAATGATGTTTTTCTTGTTGGATGAATTGACCGCCAAGGGATTGAAAGTGAGTGTTAAGTCATGACTAAGTTATTAAGTGTATATACAGTTGAAATATTAAGTTTATTTTTAATATTAATAATTGGTTTAATATTATTAGTTTGGCGTCTGGGTAAAGAAATTGATAAAGGAAATGAAATAATTGATGATTACCGTAAAAAGATTACTGAATATGAGAAGCAGATTGCTGAATATGAGGAGAGAGACTTTATTGAACATGAAATATGGAGGTTAAGTCATAATGCGATTCACTGACGATCCTTGCTACCATTGTGAAGGAAATATAATAATCGATATACAACTTTATAAAAGAAAAATAAAAAAAATTGTATACTGGCCGTATCGGTGTTTACATAAATTTTTTGTTCGTGATTTAGAAAAAAGAGAGTATGAATTGCTACAGCATCTTCAAAAACTGAATAAGTTTAAAAACATAAATCTTGATGCAATTAATAGTAATACTTTTAATAGTCTTGAGAGATGCTTTATAAGCATGCAAAACAGAATAAATAAACTGGGAGTCCCTGATGAATTTACTGAAGAGTTTCAATTTATATTTGATTTGAAGCATGATTTAAATGAATTTGAGAAACACTACAATAAAATTAAAAAATTACCAAAAGAGGCAGGTGATAACTAATGCCGTACGATAAAGAAGAAAATATAAAAAAAGTGTATAAAATATGTCTTGAGACATTGGAAAACAAAGATGTAACAACGATAGAGGATTTAATTACGTATTTGCCTATAAGTAAAGAAACATTCTATACATACTACCCAATAGGGTCTGACGAATTTGACATAATTAAAAGGGCAATCAATAAAAGAAAAGTCAAAACAAAGCAATTATTGCGTAAAGTTTGGAAATCCCCACATGCATCACCAGCAGAGCGCATATTCTATTATAAGCTATTGGCGAATAAAGAAGAAAAGGAGGCTATCTATGATACAAGCATTAAGGCAACGATTGAACCACCTAAACATGAAATAACGTTAAATTTATTAAAAGATGATGAACAAAAATTAATTGAAGAAAAAAAAGAAAGAGAGGAATAAAAAATGGGAATAACAACACAAAAACATATTAATATTATTGATGAGTTAAGACAGAGGGCGATTAAAGATAAGGCGCAACTAAACGGAGCCCTACTACCAGACGAAAAGGATAGGTTTACGGTAGCCATTGATGGCTTAGAAGCAACTAAAAAGCGTATGCAAATTGATTTGCTTGAGCAAGAAAAACAAAATGTTACAGAGGAATTAAACAAGCTCAATGGTTGATATTATTATTAGTGATGTATGGGCTAGTGTTGATTTATTAATCACGTGTTTTATTGTTACAGCTACGGTATGTTTGAATTTATTGTTTGCTTTTCGTGTCGTATATATGGTTAAAAACTATGAAGACCCTATCAAGGCGTTTAAAAAATATGAGGATAAAGGCATATTAGAAGACGTTCTAAAAAATCAAAAGGAATACAACGATATAAATGCGATTTAAACTGAAGCTGAATAATCGTTATACCCTGAATGATGGTAATGAATATGTCTTAGTTGGCATAACAGGTAACGACACAGAAAGTAGAAATAAATGTGTTGTTTTAGTTGATGATTTAAACTGGAAAAGAAAGAAATTAAAAGTAGAAGATTTTTATAAGCAAATTAAATGAAAGCCATTCTTAATTATAATCAGTCAATCATATTCAATGCCATATTTAACTCTGATATGACAATGAAAAAAGATTGTCCAAAAGAGATCGCTTTCTGGGGTGGTTATGGTTCAGGTAAGAGCTGGGTTAGTATATTATTGGCGTATTATTTATGCCATTATCACGAAGGCGTACAGTTATTAATGACACGTTACAGTTATCGACAGCTTAAGGATACATGCATTGTTCAATTTCTTGAGGCGTTCCCCCCGGATGAATACGGTTATACCCACATGAAAGCCGATCATGAGTTTCATTTTGGGAATGGTAGTAAAATTATTTTCAGATCATTTGATGACCCAAGAAAGATTCTGTCTAGTAGTTACGATGCGGTTATTATGTGTCAGGCAGAGGAACTTAAAGAAGAACACTTTTTAGGTGCGTTAGGCCGTATGAGGGGTACAGCATTACCAGTTAAGTTAATATTCACAGAAGGTAACCCTCGCTATGGATGGTGTAAGAAACGTTATCATGACAATGACCCACCAGAGGATTGTTTATATATTCGAGCTACTACCTACAGCAACAGAAAAAACCTACCTAAAGACTATATTAAAAACATGGAAGAAAACTTCCCACCTAGCTATATACAACAGTTTTTGGAAGGGAATTGGGATTCAACACAAAATGCGGTCTATGACCAATTAATGAGCCATCACATCATACCTAGACAGAAAATTCACGATCACTGGTATAAATGTATAGGTTTAGATCATGGTACACGTGTTGATACCAGTATCATTTTTGGAGCAAAAGACGAAT